AAGCGCGGCTGTTTCCGATGGTAACAAGCTTTACAGCTTTGACATTCTGGTAAACAACTTGACCCCAATCAACGGAGCAACCGGCGATCTCAGCACTCAGGATGTAACATTCACCATCAACAGCATCGTAACACCGGCAGACACCGGAACTTTCTAAGGAGTAACACATGGCGAGCCTCAAAATCACCACAACCGATGGTGAAACAACTGAACAAAGAATCACACCGGCCATAGAGTTCGCTTTCGAGCAACATCACAAGATTGGCTTTCACAAAGCCTTCCGTGAGCGTGAGCAGCAAAGCGATCTCTATTGGCTGGACTTCGTGGCAACGCTTGAAAGCGTGGAAGTTGTCGAGGACAGCGACCCAAAATAGATAAGGATTCCGTAACCTATCTGATAGCTCAACTACAGATAGAAACAGGAATCCCGGCGAGCGAGTGGCTGGCCATGGATGAGCGAATCTTCCGGGCAACTCTCGCATATTTGAAAGAGAAGGCGAGGGTGGCTCAAAATGGCGGCAGCAATAGACGGCTACCTAGACACCGTCAAGGCTCTCCGTAAGTTTACGCCTGATCTTTACAAGGAAATGAATGCTGAAATTAGGTCAGCTTTGCAGGAAGTTGTAACCGATGCCAAAGCCAAAGTACCCAACGCATTTGACTCAGGCTCCGGGCTTCGTCAATGGTCGGAAGCCAACAAAACCTTTGGCCAGCAAAACTTCCCAAAATGGAATGGCTCACTAGTCCGCAGAAATATCCAATACAGCACTAGATCATCACGGCCCAATAAGTCCGGCTTTGTGCAAATGTATGCGCTTCTCAATAAGTCGGCTGCCGGTGCTATTGCGGAAACTGCAGGAACCCAAAACCCTAACGGTCAGCCTTGGGTTGGCCCTTCGGTTGATCGCGCATGGGCTAACCGCAAGCAAAGCCACAGCCAGAACCCCAACGCAGGCAGGCAGTTTATTGAAGGCTTGAACCGCAATGTTGGGCAGTTGCAGCGTGTTGGTGCTGTCGAAAAAAACAAACGCGGCCGCATCATTTATGCCGCCTATGCCGAGCAACAGGGTAGGACATTAGACAAAATCATGGTAGCCATAAAAAAGGCAACCAGTAGATATAACTCACTTACAGCTCAAAGTTACGGACTCGCCGCATGATTCGCATTCCTATAGTCTCAACCTTCAACAGCAAGGGATTCAAGCAAGCGGAGACGGCAACGCACAAGCTCAACAGGGCTTTCAAGAGTCTTGCAGGCAGCCTTGGATTAGCCCTCTCGGCTCGCAGGATCACGCAATTCTCCAAGGCCTCAGTCAAAGCATTTCTTGAAGAAGATAAGGCTGTCCGGGCCTTAGCAACGAACCTTTCTAATCTTGGTCTGGCTTACGATGTGCGCCCTATCGAGCAGTACATCAAGCAATTGCAGAGTGCCACCGGCGTTGCTGATGGTGAACTCCGTCCTTCTTTGCAGCAATTGGTATCGGCCACTCAAAACCTGACCGCGGCTCAGGATCTATTGAATCTTGCTCTCGATATTTCCGCAGGCTCTGGAAAGTCACTCAGCTCAGTTACCCAAGCCCTTAGCCGCGCTTACCTTGGAACAAACACCAGTCTAACCCGGCTCAATATCGGTCTAAGCAAAGCTGATTTGAGCACGAAGTCATTCAATGAAATCACCGAGGAACTTAGCCGCAGGTTCTCTGGTCAAGCCGCTAGAGCTGCCGGAACTTATGCCGGTCAGTTAGCCATCCTAAGCGCGGCCGCCGGAGATGCCCAAGAAATCTTGGGCGAGAAGTTGGTCAAGTCGGTGGCTTTGCTTATTGATGAGGATAAGGGCGTGCCAGCCCTCGCCAAATCCTTTGAAGATGTCGCAACCTATGTCGGCAATGTGGCTCTTGGTCTTTCGACAATTCTTTCGGTTTACAAGAAGATTCCGGGTCTCGGTGGATCATCTGGTTCAAATGTGGCAAAAGGATTTCTCACGACTCTATTTCCTGCCCTACAAGGCATTGAGGCTGCTCAAGCTTTGGGTGCCCGAGGATCAGCCAAGGAACAAGCCAAACTCGACATGATCGCTAGAGCTAATGCCAAGGAACAAGGCATGCTCAATTCTCGAAGACTGAGGGTCGAGACACGCATTACCAAAGAAAAGGATAAGCAAAACAAGCTCACTAAGGAAGCCAACAAGCTTGAGAAGGCCGGTCAAACCTTCAATGATGATCTCATTAGCCTAGAAGCCGCACTCAAGAATGAGCAGTTGTCCGAGAATGAAATTTTACGGCTCAATCTGAAGAAGGCCTTGATTTTGGAAAATGCTGATCAGGCTGAAAAGTTGGCTAAGAAGTTAGCAGATTCTCAAGCCCAGTTAGCTGGATTGTCCCAATTCAAGCCAGCCAACCCATTCCAATCTTGGTTGGATGCCATTGATGAGTTGAACAAGCGCATTGCAGCTCTTGGCAGAGTCACAGCCCCAACCATTGAGCAAGGTGAAGCAGCTCGGCAAGTCATCGCTTTGGGCGAAGCCACCGGGAATCAAGCGATATTGGATTCAGGCGTGAAAATGCTTTCTGACTGGATCAACCAAGGTAATGATGCCGCTTTGGCTGCACTCTTGGAATCTGAGCGCGCTGGCCTTGAAGCAGACATTTCTGGCGCAAAGGTTCAGGAAATGGCCAGCACCGTCAATGTTTATGTCCAAGGAACTGGTGGCTTAGACGATCAAACCAAAAAGGCAATCGTGGACACCATCATTGATTACTCCAGCATTGGCTACAGCACATCCGGCTGGTATCGAACGACTGGAAACATCGCGCTGTGACCTATCCCATCACCCTCACGGTTAGCTTTGACTTCTCGTCAGGGCCTAACTTTGACCCACCCTTCCAGATTGGCATTAGCCAAATCGGGATTAGCACCTTGGGATCAGGTGGTAGTGCAAGTGAAGTCGTTGATCTGACAGACGAAACGACCGCCATTAGCATCCGGCGTGGGCGTGACCTTACCCAAGACCGATTCAACCCCGGGCTTTGCACCATCCGTGTGCTTGATCCCAATGGCGATTGGAACCCACAGAACCCTGCAAGCCCTTATTTCGGGCTTCTACAGCCCCTTAGAAAACTCAGAATCGTTGGCGAGCATCTTGGGGTGGACTACCCTTTATTTGCCGGTTACACGACCAGCTACAACTACACCTACCCCAAAAATGAAGACATTGGCTTCATTGACATCCAAGCCACCGATGCCTTCACCCTGTTCAACAAGTCAGCCATTGATACCGTACCCGGATCCGCTGCCGGTGATACGACTGGCGAGCGCATTGATCAGATTCTTGACGAAATTGCATTTCCAGCCAGCCAAAGGCAAATAGACACCGGTGATATAACTGTCCAAGATGACCCGGGTGGGGTTCGATCAGTCCTTCAAGCCTTGCAAGATGTGGAGTTCACCGAATTCGGGGCTGTCTATATGTCAGCCGATGGCAAGGTCATATTCCGTGAGCGCACCGATGCAATTGATACATTGGGTGGGACTCCCACGGTCTTTGACCAAACGACCGGCATTCCCTACAAGGATCTCAAATTCTCATTCGATGACAAGCTGATCTTCAATGTGGCCAATTTCCAGCGAGTCGGTGGCACGATGCAGACCGTCTTTGACCAGACCAGCATTGACACCTACTTCCCTCACGCCATTACCCGGCAAAATCTTCTCCATGAAACCGATGCCGCAACTTTGGAATTGGCCAACATTTATGTGGCCAGCCGGAAGTCCACAGATATTCGCATCGATGCCATGACCCTTGATCTGACCACGCCTAACTATTCAGCCGGGATTGTGGCAGCTCTGGGGTTGGACTTCTTCTCGACTGTCGAAATCAGCAATATCCAGCCCGGTGGATCCACCCTTACCAAGACCTTGCAGATCTTTGGAGTCAATCATCAAATCACACCCCGGACTTGGAATACGACCTTCACCACCGGTGACCCACTCATCACCGGCTTCATTATCGGCAATGCTCAGTACGGTATACTGGGCGTAAGTAACCTCTAGGAGATACACATGGCAGCAGGATTAGGTTTCAAGACATGGGCAACAGGCGATGTTCTGACTGCCACGGATGTGAACGGTTATTTGATGCAAGGGGTCTGGGTATTTGCCGATGCCGCCGCACGCACAGCCGCGGTAACAAGCCCACAAGAGGGCAACATGTCTTACCTAAAAGACACCAACAGCCTTGAGTATTACAGCGGTTCGGCTTGGGTTGCAACTGGTGGGGGAACTAGCAGCCCCTTGACTACCAAGGGTGACATTTGGACTTATTCGACAACGAATGCTCGGCTTGGCGTAGGATCAAATAACCAAGTTTTGACGGCTGATTCTAGTCAAGCAACAGGATTGAAGTGGGCTACACCATCCGCGAGTGCCTTGGTCTTTATCACAAGCAGTTCGTTCACATCCTCAACGGCGGTAAGTGTAAATAACTGCTTCTCATCGACCTATGAAAATTATGTGGTTATCGTAAATCTCAGCGCAAGTTCGAACAATGAATTGACTATGAGAATGAGAGTTGGGGGCAGCGACACTGTCGGAAGTGCGTATCGAGGAAATGCTTGCGCCATGCCACATGGATCAACAAGCGGCGTCGAAGGTTTTGGAAGCGTAGTTGATCGAATGAGATTGATGTGGATGGGGAATAGTTACCGTCGTGGGCTTACAATCAATTTCAACGCGCCTTTTGCGGTGGATAGGACGATAATTCATGGCACTGGGTTAGGCATGAATTCTGCCTACAGCCAGCAAGCAAGTCTCAATTTTGCATCAGCACAAGAAGATAGCACCTCATTTGACGGTTTCACCCTTTATCCAAGCACAGGAAACATCACCGGAGTTTTGAGAGTATATGGAGTAGTAAATTCATGATAACCGAAATTGATGCGCTAACCGGAGAAGTCATTGTCCGTGAACCTAACAAGCAAGAATTGGCACAGCGCGAAGCAGATCGAGTCGCGGCTGAGGCTGCGGAGGCTGAGCGTATAGCGGCTGAGGCTGAGAAGGCTGCCAAGAAGGCTGAGTTGCTTGCCAAACTAGGAATCTCTGAGGACGATGCCAAGCTCCTCCTCTCCTAGACTGTGCAAAGCAGGCATCCAGTTACGCGAGCAACTAGATGACTCGTTCCCGGATCGTAGAAGGCCAGATGGTTGGGTTGCCGATGCCCGGCACTATCGGGACAATCCTTCTTCTGACCATATCCCGGATGCTGAGGGGTGGGTTCGTGCCTTGGATGTATCAGTTCACTTGGGAAGAGATGAGCAAATGCATGACTTGGCAGATCAGCTTCGACTACATGCCAAGCGTGGTGACCGGAGAATTTCCTATCTCATATTCGATGGACGAATTTGCTCTCGAATACTCAACTGGCGATGGCGTAAGTACCGTGGTGCTAATCCACACCGGCAACACCTCCACATAAGTTTTACCAAGGCCGGAGACAAAGACGGCCGATTCTTCAATGTCCCAATGCTAGGAGGCGATCTTGTCTAACTATCTCAAGCACCCAATCTTCATGGCTCTCGGTGGATTCCTTGCCGCATGGGCTGGCTCCAACTTTGACCTTGACTACCGGGCGATCCTGTTCGCTGTCCTTGCTGGCGTGTTCGGATATGCCAAGCCAGTCAAATGACCCCGGCCGAATGGGGCGGCGTTCTTGCCGGGATGGTTGCCATTGCAGCCAGCTTCCTGACAGCTCTGAGATGGATGGTTCGCCAATTCGTCAATGAGATTGGCTCAAGCCTTGCCACACGCATCGACAAATTAGAAGCGACACAAGAGCTTTTAGTCGAAAGACAGTCAGCCATCTATGAGACACTTTTATCACAGGGGGTAGCCAATGCCAAAGCCAACGAAGGCACAAAAGGCCGCGCTAAGAAGAAGCAAGGAGCGCGCCGCTAAGCGCACTACGCCACCCTCAAGGCTAGACCAATGGGCCATTAGCCTTTATGAAATATCTCAATCCATGAAGCGTGCAGGCTTCTCTGATGCCACCATTCAAGGCTGGCTCGTAGATCAAAAGCTTCCAGACTGGGTATTTCCTGACCACTTCGATCCGTTCGAGGATGAGGATGAGGAAGAAGATGACGATTAGACGCATCGCTTTCGTACCAGATTTGCAAGTGCCTTTCCACAGCGAGCGCATGGTGAACTCCATGGC